CCGCGGTAACGGCTGTAATGTCGCCAGGGTTTGAAACTGCAACCCAAGCCGAACCAGAATAGTATTCGAGGGAATTAGTGTCGTTTAGGTAGCTAATCATTCCTTCGGTTACGGCAGTTCCTAGAGCCGAGCCGCGAGCGCCGCTAGTTGCGTAAACCTGGACTACTTGATCCTGAATGTAATTCTGAAAATCGGTAGCTTCTACTACCTCAGCTATTGCCCAACTTTTCCAGCCTGACACGATTCTCCTAATACGCTAACGCGTTACCTAGTCTACCGAATACATAATCCGAGAGCCGCCAGAAGTTACCTTCTGTAGAGGCGAGTCCTAGCGTAACCCTATGGGAAGTTTCATTTACGTTCTGTGAGATTCTTATTACCTCCGCAAACCTATCTATCTGAGGAGGCACGTTATTCGGCGTGAACTTCACTTGAACTACCGAACCTAATTCTAAGTTTAGAACCTGATTTTGCGTTGCCTCGTCAAGGTCGATTAGCTCGACTTCCAAGGACTCAAAACGATATTCGGGGTCTTTATAGATTGACAATAGATAAGTCGCTAGATTGTCGCCGGAAATATCATTATCTAGCGGAAGTCCCGACCTAGTTAGATTTAGGATGCCGTATTGCTCCTGGCTGGCGGTGTCATTTTTTGTAGCCGTTCCTCCGCTTAGTCGAGCTACCTCGACCTGATTGTAAAGAAGTTCTGAGCCATAGACAACCTGTAGATTCTGATAGGCAATACCTGTTCCATCATCCGCGAATACTGTCGGTGTCCCTGAAGTTGAGGCATAACGATCTAAGAACTTCACTTCTCCGATTTTTGAAATAAATAAAGAACCTGGTTCGGATTGTGCGATTGTCTGAAGGTAACTTAGGGCATTAGTGCCTTCGCTGATTACGTCCGCCTGTAGGGATTGTTGTCCTGTTTCTACATCCACGCGAGTATTGGGCCATTCCACACCAGCATTAGCCAAGATTGCCTCAATACGCGTTCCTGTTGGCTGAGCGGTTGCCGTGCCTCCGGTTAGCGACTGATTAGCAAACTGAGCAAAAGCATCCGAAGCCTCAATAATTGCAAAGCTGTTTCCCGCTGGGTTGTATTGCAAGTCCCAATCGTCGATAACGGCTTCTATCTGAATATCGTCGTTAGAGGTTACTCGGACGGCACGCTTGGGAATAATCTGAGTTCTATAGGGGCTTCCGCCAAATAGCGGGTCGAAGATTCTCGTATTGTTATTTAGGGTAACGCTTAAATTTCCAGCGGTGTATTGGTCAAGCTGGCGGGATTTACCGCGTGTAATTTGGTAGTCGATTACGAATGGTGTTACGTCTTGGTAGATAGCTCCGCCGAGGATGGTTTGCGGCTGATCTAAAAGGCCATAAAAAGCATCGTCTAATCTTGCGAATTGAGCGCCTGGAAGTCCGGATAGGTCGAAACCAATTTCGACTTTGTTGGTTGCCATTATGCCCTCGCAAAGACTCGACCGCTGGCGCGTTCGTAGCGGATAATTTCATCTACTATCTTGCGGCCTATTTCGGTTCCGTTAGCACCCATTCCAGCGTTTACGTTTATGTTGTAGGTGTTTTGGTTTCCGCCCATATTGCCCAGTCGGTCTAGTGGGATTACGGCTTCAGGTCTGCCAGCTTCGGCGAGGTTAGCAAGAACTCCGCCAGGCTGAGGCATAACAATACCGCCTTCGGCTAGGCGAGGGATGTTTATCCTGTTTAGGCTTGGCAGGTTTAGCGAGAAGGAATTACCACCGAATAAAGGAACCCAACTTGGGATAGTAACTTTTATGCTATTTAGCGCTCCAATAACCGCGTTTACGCCGTCTACGACACCGTTTACCATCCCCTGAATAAAGCCAAGGATGCCGTTTATTGTACCTTTTACGAATCCGCTAATGTCGCGCCATACTGACTTAAATCCTTCGGCGAATGGCGTTAGGAACGCGCTCAGGGTTGTTAGCCCAGACTGTAGAACATTTATGCCGTTTTCTACTATCGCTTGGAATACCGCCGTAGCAAAAGACAGAGCAGGGATTAGGAGCGTGTTTATTATGTCAATCAGCGGAGGCAGGATAGTTAGAAGTAGTGGCGTTATCGCCTCGACTACCTTCACAATGGCAGGAGCCAGCGGTAAGAATACGTCGAGCAATAACTGAGTAATAACTGGCAAAAGCGTTCTAAGCAGTTGCACGAACGCTGGTAGAAGTGCCTGTATAAGCGGCATAAAGCCTTCTACAATCTCCAAAATAGCCGGAGCTAGGGGAGTTATTAGATCCTCTAGGAACGTGGCTAGTAAGGGCAAAATAGCCGCGATTACGGGCAGTATGGCGTTCAAAATAGAAACAAAGATTGGCAAGAGTTGAACGGCAAGCCTAGCGACGATAACGATTATGTCCGTCAGAACGTCGATAATCGGTAAGAATCCGTCGATGAGCGTAGGAATAATCGCGCCGACTTCTTCAAATACTGGCACTAGAGCGGTAAAGATTTCCGCAACTTGCGGAGCTATTTTCTCGATAAGTGGCAATAGCGAAAGACTTAGCTGCTCGATAACCGGAAGTAATGCCGCTCCAACGGTTTCTTTTACGTTGTCAAAAGCTAAAGCCATCTTTTCGGATGCTGTAGCGGTAGCCGCGGCAGTTCCGCCAACTCTAGTTTCGACCGCTGCCAGGATTAGGTTTTGAGCTTCTAGGGCATTACCCGATTCGACTAGGGCTTTTACTTTTTCTTTTTCGGCATCGGTGAAAACCACGCCCATACGTGCTAGGCCAGCTAAGCCCTTTGTGGGATCCTCTAAAGCCCTGGCTAGTTTGACCGCGTTACCTTCGGCAGTTCCAAAGCCAGCGGCAGCTAAATCTAAAGCGGCTGTAGTGGTTCTATCAAAAGCTCCGCCAGCTTCGTCGGCGCTCGCTGCTAACCCCTTGAACGCTAGAAGTTTTGCCTGAGTTGCCTTTATTACTTCGGCATCCGTGCCTAGATTTAGTTCGTTAGCTTCGGCATAAGCCTTTAGTCTGTCCGTAACGGCCTGAGTTTCAGCGCCGAATATGCCCATCGAAGCGGCGATTTGGTCTAAGCGCTGGTTTGCAACCTGCACGCCTTCGGCGGCTGTTAGCGATTCCTTAGCAAAGTTAGTTATCGCTGTTACTGAGAACGTAGCGGCAATAAGTCCGCCGAGCTTGCCTAGTGTTTTACCAAGTCCGCCAAAAGCACCTTCGGCTTCTTTTACGCCTTTATCCTGAAACTTAGAAACTATGGGGAGGTTTATAGCCATTAGTCGAGCATCCTCTCTAGGTCTTTGAATGTGTCATTGAGAATGTCGGTTGCAATTCTTACAACGTCCGGTCTAATAAATCTAAATTGCTTATAAGCAAAACGTCCGCCTTTACCCTTCATCGGGTAGCGTGCGTTTAGTTGTTGAATAAGAGCGCGACCGCTTCCGGTATAGCCTTTAGATCTAGAGCCAGCCAATTCGGCGATGTAAAAGCCACGCTTCATACCAGCATCTATACGAATGGAAATAAGATTTTTAGCGCCGCTTCGCCCTTTACCTGGCGTGTAGGAAACCTTGCCTTTAGGGGCCGCATAGGCAGTATCGCCATTATGAGCGAATCCAGATAGGGGAGCTTCTTGCGGCACGGCGCTCGCTATTTGCTGAGCAAGCGGAACTAGCGGGCCTTTTAGGTTCTTGCGTAGACTTGCGGCGGTTTCAGGGTCTACCATTTTCAACACTTTTAGAACTTTGCGAAGTTCTGTAGCATCTACTTCTTCTATGCCTATCACGCGGTAGCTCCTAACCCTTCAATTCTACCGCCGGCGTTGTTTCTTATTTAGACCTTCGAGGTAACGGCCCATCGTCCAAAGCATCCTTGGAGATAATTCCGTTAGCTCGCGTGGGCTTAGTTTGTATTCGTAGGCTAGGTGAGCAAGTAGCCAATGGTAGGAGCTATCGCCTAGCCCAACTATTTTTTTACTTCTTCAGCCTCTACACCGATAACGGTTTCTACCCAAGCTTCGAACTCTAGGGCTGTAGCTTTTGTTCTTTTCTCAGAGTGCCACGCCAAGAATAGGAGGTGCGTTAGTTTCACTTCTTTTTCAAGGCGTGCCACGCTGAGGTCGAACTTAGCTTCGAAGGCAACTAGATCCGCCGCGGTAGCGCTAATCGTTTTCTTATTGCCGTCGCTGAAGGTTGTTAGTAGGTTGATTTGCATTTAGTTTTCCTTATGCGGTTGCGCGAGTCACCGAGCCAGAAGCCAGCGGCCAGCTAACCGATAGCGTTGCCAAATCCCCGACCGACGAAGCGTATGGCTGGTATTCAGTAACCAAGAACACGCCTGTATATGTAGGGTTGGTTGCGGTGATTGTTCCGCTGGTTGGCTTGATAACTACGGTTGCGTTGGTTCCGAGTAGCGGCCATAGGGTCGCATCTACGGAGGCAGCACCGAAGTCCTGGTGGAAGTCGAGGGTAATGCTTGCGTCTTTTAGTCCGCCAACCCTGCTTCTAAAAGTTGAACCGAAAGCGGTTGTTTCCTGCTCCTCGGCGGTGATGTCAAGGGTAACGGCTGCCAAGTCATTACTAAAATTAGCGCCGTTAATTGTTACGTTGTAGTCAGTCGCTACGAACTTGGCCACGGTTTTCTCCTTATTTATTCTGCATAAACGGTCACGGCGAAGTTCGCCGCGAGGTATGTTGCCTCTCCCAATAATACCGCACTAACGCCAGTCAGTTCGGTAACGCGTGTATCGAAAACGATACCGCCGAGAGTCTTATCCCCTTCAATAGCCAGCTTTACGGACTGAGTTCCAGAGGTCGAGGTATACGCATCTAAGCGATCTTGCGCTTGGCGTTCTGATACTCGACCGACAATAACGGAAACTACGTAAGTGTAGGTAGTTAGTCCTTTTTGAAAAGCTCCGTCGAAGGCAACGTTATTTACTTGAACGATAGCTTGGGGAGGTGCTGGATTGTCAGGAATAACCGAAGCCGTCCGGAGTCCTGTAATAGGGGCAAGCCTGGCAGCTAATCCATCGCGAATCTGGCTAACGGTTACGGCTGCCATTACGCGGCACTTACCTTCTTGAACGGAGCAATAAGCGCATCTACGTCAGGATCTATACGACCAACTCGGATAGCTCCGATATCGCCAAATCCTGCTACGCCTAGCGGAGAATCATAACGCTTGAAAAGCCTCATACCTAGAAGAATGGTTGCTTGCTTTATGTCGATAGGCACGGCACTCCATCCCCAAACTCCGGTAACTTGCACGGTTGCTTCGTTGCTGTTTGTGGTGTTAGTTGTCCATACTGGGAATAGATAATCGCCAATAGCCTTTATGTCGGTAAATGGAGAATAGCTACCACCAACTCGTCCGTTTAGTGGCTGTAGTTCGTAATCGGCAGAAGTCCAAGTTACGTCGTAGTTTTGGTCAGCGGCAGAAGAAGTCTTTAGAGTAGTCAGGCTTACCAGGTCGTCGATTTCAACCGCGTAAGGATCTGTAGGTAAATAAACGCGAACGGCACTTCCAGCGTTATAGAAGATGCGGTCGCAAGCGCGGTCAATCTGTCGGCTAGCAGCCTCTACGCAAATCTCTAGTAGAGAATCATCTACCGAATCTGTAATACGAGCCGCGGCCTTGATTTCCTGTAATGAGCAATATCCGTTAGTAATGGCCATAGGTCTAGTCTACCGCCATCTCCTCTATTAGCTTTTCGATAGTAGGAAGGTAGCGATAATCGGCATAATTCCAGAGTTTTTTATTTATGTCGGGAAAGAACGTAGTTAGGGTTCTATTTACCGGCTCGGCGATGGTCGGGATTACCTCGATGTCGGTTCTGCCTAGCCGCTGAGTTATGAGCTTAATTAGCTCGTATTTAGTTATCTGGTTGGCTGGAATGACGTGCTGAATAAAGTTGTGGTAGGTATCTTTTTTTATTATTCCGCGAACTATCTTTGCGAACGCGTCGGTTGTTATGCCGTTCCAATGGTGATTTATGTAGCCTTTTATGGTTGCGCCTTCTGGCTGGTTCTTTACCCACTCAAATAAAGACTTCTTAGCGGTCAATTCTGAGCCAATTATTGAGCATCTGAGTCGCATCGCGGCAATTCCCTCGCCCATTATCTTTGTCATACCGTAGCCATCCCTAGCATCCCGAAGGCTTAGTTCGTTGTAGTTGCCGGTGTAGCCGCTGTAGGCGCAATCTGTAGCAATCTGAATAATGCGAGCTTTAGTTTTGTGAGCAAGCCAGCTAGGAAAATCAGCGTTTATTCTTTTCATTTCGTCCGCATCTTTACCCTTTTGCGGTATTGCTCCAATGCAATTTACAATCCAGTCGT